ATTTATATCAATACCTTTAAAATCTCTTTGGAATTTAGCAAGGATTGAATCTATTTTTACAAACTGAAATTTTTGCATATTAATCTAATTTATCAGCTAAAGATTTTTCTTCTTTAGGCATTGTTATTTTTAAAGGATTTTCTTTAGACCACCATTCTTTACTGAAATATTCATAGTTTGAATCATCTCCTAACATCCATTTTATATCATAAGATTTTCTCAATATAAAACCATTTTCGATTTCTCTTACACTTATAGTATGACTATTTTTAATAATAGTTGCTCCTTCTGGTAACTTAAATTCTCTTTTACCTTCAAATTCTGCTGATTCAATTGCTTTACTTGTTTCTAATGCTGACATAATATTTCTTTTCCTTTTTTAATAGTAGCACTTATATTTCTCTTATTAGTTCTGGTTAATCTTAAACTGTAAAGAGTTTTATTTTCAACCATTATTCTTTTTTTAGACCAAATAATTTTATATCTTACCCCATCAGTATGTTCATTAGTACAATATAATAATTTTTTATCTTCTTTAGCTTGAGGATTATTTTTCCAATAAGCCAATGTTTTTGTCCAATCAGGAGCTAACAAAGGTAAACCATTTTCATCAAATCTAATTTTTTGTTTACTACCTCTGATATAAATTGTACCCATTTTAGCAGGTAAAGTTACTTCTTCTCCATCTAAAACTTTATCCAGTAAAAATTTATTATATTTATTTGCTATATCTATGTAAGTTTTAATATCTACTATTAAATGATTGTCTTCTTTAGTATGTAATTGTTTATATAATCTATAACTTTTTCTAATATTACTGTCTGTTTTTATCATTTGTATCAGATGTGTTATTTGTTATATCTTCTGTCATTTGAGAAAAAATATTTATTAATTCTGGAAAAGACATTTCTAATAATGTTTCTATCATATCTCCATCCATAGGAAATATTTTGTCTAACATACTACCACAATCATCTTCACAATCTGTACAATCTTGTTTACAATAAGATGGAAAATTATATGCTTCAATTGGATTTTCAGGTAATAATTTAATTTTAATTAATTTTGGTACATATTCTCCATAAACATAAATATATCCATTTTCTAAAATATAATTCATATTCTTTTTAGTATATTTATTACCATCTGAATATAAATATGCTTCTCTTGTTGTTTCAGTAATGATTTTACTACTTTCAATAGTCATAACCCATTGAATGATATGTTTATCCAAATCAGTTAAAACTTTAGGTAATTTTTCTTTTGTTCTATACACTTTACAACCAATAGGAGGTAAACAAGGACAATCATGTTTTTCAACTTGAATTAATTCAACACAAGGCAGTATAACAAAATTCCAATCACTTATCTTTTGTCTTTTTTTAAGCTGTTGAGAAATTAATTTATTTCTTACAGTTTTAAGTTTACTGTAAATATGTCTATTAGATAAACGAGAATCATCACTCCTTACTCCTTTAGAATAAGCAGATTGTACTCTTTCAATTAATTCTCCTATTGTATTTGCCATTTTATTCTTTATTTAATTCTTGGAGCAATTCTTTTGTAAGATTTTCACAATCATACATAATATATTCTCCTGTTTTTAATAACCAAATAACTTTTCTTGATGAAACTTTATATCCTGTTTGTTCAAATAGAAGTTGATAAAAAGAAAGTTGTATTTGATATTTATTAAAGGGAGAATCTAATAATCTTTCAAAAGGAGCTAATAAAGTTTTTTTCTTAAAATTTTTAAATAAGTCTTTATTAGTTTTATAATCAGCAATGATAAATGTTTTGTTTATAGTATCAAATAATAATATATCTGATGTACCAGCAAACATAAAATATAAATGATACATTCTTAACTCTAAACAAGCAGGAACTATATGAGGAGGAAGGTCATTCCAAAATTTTGTTACAGCAACTTCTTGAGGACAAGAAGGTTTCATAGTTCTATTAAATGGGTAGAGTTCACCAAATAAGTGAACTCTGTTTCCTGTAGTACAAGCTATATTTTTTTCCTCTTCCCATTGAACTAAAAGAGATTCTTTTGATATTCCTAATCTTATAGCTTTATTTTCAGCTTTTTTATCAAAGTCCACCTTCTCAACAAATTTATCAATTTTTGATGATACAGAACCTTTTAGTTTAATAGAATCTACACTATATTGATGTTTATTTTCATCAAAAGTGAGTTTTTCAAAGTTTGATTTTATATTTTTTATCATTTGTTCCATGCTACAAAGATAAAAAATAATTTTATATATCTTTAACTTCTTCTTTAATTGTTTTATATTGAGTAAGCATTTTTACAAATGAACCTGCTATATCATAACCTGCTCTTTTAATATTTTCAAATACAATTGAATATATTTCAATAGCTGTACAAAAAGCTAAAGTAATTAATGTGATTGTCCAATTTTTATCAGATATATTAAAGAATGTAAAAGATTTAATTAAAAATACTTTTTCTACTCCATATACCAGCAATGTAAAAATAATATAACTGATTCCCTTAACTATAGATTTTCTCAACTTTTCACTTGTAATTGTTTCAATAAGTAAAAGACATTTGTTCAAGAAACCTAACTTCAATTCTCCTTTTTTCTTTTTGAGATTCCTATTCTCTATAAAAGAAGCATAGATTCCTGTAGCAAAGTCTATAAAAAAAACTATACCTAATAATTTCCAGGCATTTGTTAAGTCATTTGATATTGCATAATAACTTACAGTTGGTACTAAAATTGTTGTTCCTGTTTTATTTGTCAATAAAGTTTTCGCGTTTACAATTATTTTTCCAAAATATTGTAAATATATAAATAAATCTGTCATTAGTTGGGATTTCATATTATTAAATTTTGTTATTAATATACTGGCACAGTTAAATTTGCACCAGGTGTTATACAAGCAGATGCTACTGAAACTTGTGCTGTAATACTTATAAACATAGTAGCTGTTGATACTACTGTTAAATTAGTAATAGCTGCTGTAATTTGTCCAAGTATAGCATTTATCATTATAGCATATCCTGAAGCATTTAATGTGGTTGTATTAGTAGTATATATACTAAAATTTGCTCTACCTCTACTATTTAAAACTTGAGCTGCTGATGTTGTTAATTGACAGGCTAATGGGTCAGCTATTGTACCTGCTGTGCCTATTCTTAATCTCCAAATAACTGTTCCTGTACCACCTGATAAAAATGAGGTATAGGCATTGATACCTATACCTGCTTGTAAAAAGTTTGCAGGTAATTGCCATTTTGCAACTACTGTTTCTGTTGTAGTAGTTGCGTTAGCTAAAATAGGTATTGCTATTTTATCATTAATGGGTATAATAGCTTGAGACCCATTTGTATTTACACTTAATACAGAATTTGCCATATAATTATCTAATTATGGGTTCTTGTATATTAACATGTATATTTGTCGCAGATGATGCAAAACCTAATTCTTGTATAATTTGACCACTTCCATTTGTTGCGGGAGGAGTAGTAGTTACACCACCTGGTGTTGTTGATAAATAATAAGTAGCACCCGGAGTTAAACCTGTTACTGCTGTATTTGCTTCATCAAAATATACAGTTGCATTTGCTGCATTTGCAACATTTGAAAGTACATATCCTCTCGCTGCTTTTGCTGGTAATGCAGCATCTGCTTTAAGGACTTGTCCTGTTGCATTAATATAAACAAAATTTCCTGCTGTTAATGCTTCTCCTGCTACAAAAGTAGTTACATCTGGACCAAAACCATTTGGAAAGAAAGAAGGGTCAATAGTTCCTGATGGTCCTGCTACTATAAATTCTCCTGAATCAGAAGCACCTGTTGAAGTTGTTTTACCTGTGTAAGTTTGTTGTGAACCATCTGTATTCACTTTTAATAATGATTGACTTGCCATAATTTAAGTTTTTAATATTGTTGTGTAATCTTTAATAATCATTAGTTTATCTGATGTTACAGCATAACCTAATACTTTTATAAAACTATTTTGTATTGTATTTGATGTTAATATACTTCCATTTGGTCCTGCAAGATATTGTGTATTTTGCATTAAATTCCAACCAGTAAATTCTACTTCTCCTATTTGTTGTATTTTACAAACTTCTCCTTGTATAGTTCCATTTATTGAAAAGCCTGCGAATGCAAATTTATGACTTATATTTTGAGAATCAAATTTATATGCCAAATTATTTACAATAGCAATTGGTGTATAACTTGAAATAATATCAGCACTTATATGTTCAATATATTTATTTAATTTTGTATTCCATTGTTCTGAATTTTTTAATGTATAAGGTGTTAGAAATACTTGATTAGATACACCATTATTTACATCTTGTATAGTAGCCTGGTAAGGTATATCTGTAGTTTTCCAATTTATTCCATCATAATAGTAAACACCATTAGAATAATAGCTACCTCCTATGTTTCCTGGAAGCCATTTTATACCTTGAGTTTCTTTTATATATGCAAAATTACCAATAACAGGATTTAATACATTTAATAACTCATTATAATTCTGTACTATATATTTTATAGATAAAGAAG